CCATCATTCCGTAGAACGTCAGCGGTAAGGTCAAGCAACCAACTACCAACAACGCTACCGCGACGCCACAACTCAGCCACCTCAGCAACGTCAATGTCATAACAATAACTTTCTGGATCTGCCATTGGTGCCACTTCTGCATCACCTTCTCTGACATACTGGGCACCTGCATTGGCGTTCTTAATAATATTAAATCCTTCTGCATATGCTTGCATCATTCCATACTCAATTCCATTATGAACCATCTTTACAAAGTGTCCTGCACCAGGACCACCACAGTGCAACCAACCAAATTCAGCAGAAGTTACGTCTGAGTTAAACTGAGTCCTTGAGGCAGCGTTGATTCCTGGGGCGAGGGCATCAAAAATGCGCGAACAAGTGGCGACTGCAGTATTTCCACCACCAACCATAAGACAGTATCCACGATCCAAGCCATAAACACCGCCGCTAGTGCCACAATCAATATATTGGATACCCAACTTTGAAAGACGTTCTGCTCTTTTCCGACTGTCTTTAAAATTGCTATTGCCATGATCAATAATAATATCTCCTTCACTACAGTATCGTAGTAATTCATTGATCGTCTCCTCTACTGTTTCTGCAGGCACAACCATTTGAAAAATGCCTGGTTGAATTCCACCCTTTTTATTTCCCTTAACTATTTTAACAAGATTTTCAATAGTAGTTGCAATTCCATCCACATATCCCTTTTCATATGCTTCGTTTGCTTTTTCATAGTTTCTTCTATACCCCCAAACCTCAATACCTGCTTTCATCATGCGACGGGACATTCCTTCTCCCATTCTTCCCAAACCAATTAATCCTACTTTCATATAACTCCTGAGTAAGCGTGCGTAAGTCCCCAATAAATGAATAATATAATCGAACCAAAAAGTAAAAATGAAGATATAAAAAGATTATTCATCGTCTTCGTCCTCATAAGTTGATGGTTCTTCAAATAGTTCAATCATCTTTTGATTTAAAACTCTGGAATAAAGTTCTTGCAAGTCTTCTTCCGAAAGATTCGTCATTTGTCCTTAAGTAGTTCTTCTATTATACGTCTGGTATCTTCTATCTTTTTTTGCTCTCTATCACAATGACGATATCCATGCTGCCCCCTCATAATCATAGTTCCTTGATAAAACATAGTAGCAGCAAATACCAATAGCAATACTACTCCTAGTATTTCAGGGTAATGTTGAGCCATGGCATTAAAGGTGGAATAACCCCAATCAATCTCAAAAGTCCCTCAGCAAATAAAGCAAGAACCACCCAACCGACGCACATACTAATGATAGAAGCATTACGGTTGTGTCGTCGTATTGCAGCATCAATCATCTCCTGAACTTCAGAACGACTTATGAATTCATCACCAGGTTCCATCACTTTTCATCTCCAAGAAACTTTGCAAGAGGATCTTTACGTGTTTTTACAATTTCAACTGCTCTTTTATAGAACATATTACCAGTATTACCAGATGATTCAAAAGTTTCTTTGATCTTCACCCAATTATCATAGGTACGTTGGTCCATATGAGTTAAGTTGAATATTAATAGTTATACTAGCAAATACTTCAACTTGTCAACTATGTGTTCATACGGTAACACTGTTGAAGAAATTATTAAATTTGTAACTAAAGTTAAAACGGAAAGGGTGGGATTCGAACCCACGGATGCTTTCACATCGCTAGTTTTCAAGACTAGAGCCTTCAACCACTCGACCACCTTTCCAACAAAAGTCCTTAACGGACTTCAAAATCAAGTTTTCTTACTTTACGTTGACGTCTTGCCTCTTGCCAGGCAATGTCTTCTTGAGTAAGAACTCCAGATTTTTGTTTTGTTCCTAATGAGTTTAGCATAATCACATTAGATAAGTCAACTGCTGAAATGACTCCTCCACGGATGGTTGCCATATTTGAACAACCACATGTCACAGTTTTAGTAGGATGCCCCTCTAATTCCTTATTACAGGAACGGCATCTAATTCTTATGTTCTCCATTTTTTATCATCTTATAAGTGTTTATTTATTGACCGTCTCCACCAGCACTTGATGAAGAACGTTTTGCCATTGCTTTTCCTGCCTCTATATGAGTCTTCTTTCCAGTGGTAGGATTATAGACTGTATGAGGTTTAGAACCAGCATATGCTATTTGTTTAAATTGTTTAAATGTTTTTTTCATTGGGAGTGTGCCCTTAATTGCCAAATAAATTTACCGTGAGACTCCATCAGATCTTGAACCAGATTAGCAGTGGCATAAGACTTTTGCTCTTCTGCTTCTTCGGAAATTTCTTTTAACATTTCACAGAACTTTTCATTATTTTCCAGAAGTTCTGAAAGCATTTTGTCTGCTGTTGTAGAACTTGCTGCCTCTTGAATTTGAGTTACTTCAAGCATTCTTGAAAGAGAACTCAAAGGTTTGACATTCAAATATCTCATATGCTCTGAAAGGCGATCAATCTCACCAAACATTGCTTCGTATTGACCACCAAACAGTTGATGTAGTTGTGTAAAATCTTTACCAACTACATTCCAATGAAATACCCAGGTCTTATGAAAAAGAACAAAGAGTGATGACTGAGCATCACTCAATAGTTTATACAGTGTTTCCATTATACCTTTTTGTTTTTATTTAGTCAAACTGGAGGGACTGGTGGTTCTCCAGGCATTGGTTGTGTACATCCAGCACCAACTTGATTAATATTAGAACTTTGAATAACATCAGTCATTACACCACTGTTATAAATGCTCTGATAATTTTGAGCCATTTGATTTTTCATGTAGTTATAATATGAAATTGGTTGATAATTATAAGGATTGAAAGGCATGAAATAACGATTTCTATCGTATGGGTAATAATTGTACATAGTAGTTCTCCGTTTAATAAGGCCATCTATAAAATGAATATGGCATATATGGATAAGGTCCATAATACCAAGGTCTGTAGCAACAATCGTAATACCTATTATATCCGTACCTATAATGACGGTAATAATCGTAGGGGCGGTGGTAGTAATCGTACATTTTAGGTTCCTACTTGAGGTGGAATATCAAATATCCAAGCATCGTATCCTTCCTGTTTAAGGTAATCAAAAGGAATCCAACAATACCCATTCATCCCCCAATCGGTTCCAAAACTATTCTTAGCAAGAAAAAGTCTTTTTTCTAAATCGTAACCAACCATACACATTGCGTGTCCACCTTGACTTTTTTCCTTACGTGAAGGGAATGGCACAGTCGAAATACGGTTATCTAATTCCATAAAACTATCATATATTTCCATACCGAAAACAACTGGTTTGTTGTCACTCAACACTTCAGTGAGATAATATGTGCTGGTTACTTTTTGATACTGTAAAATTTTTCTTTTTTCAGCATCTTCATAAGCAATATCGGGAGGTTTATCATCCCACATTTCTAAATTATAAGTCCATAGATCTTCAGAGCAAACACCATATTCTTTTAGAACACTCATACCAGTCTTGACGTAAATTCCAACATCCTGATTGACTGTTCCTTCATTCAAGCGAGCGTTATAATAAACAAACAAATCACTTAATTCCACAGACTGTTCTGGATACAACTGCTTTACCATCAGTTCATAGGCACTTGTAATAGCAGATCCACTACAAGCACTTAAGCTTCCCTGATTTTCTACAAGAGTATCCCACTGTCTTAGGTCAGCGATTTCTTGAATACATTTTGTATTATCGCTCTTATAGATTAGATCACTTTCTTCCGAAGGTGATTTTCTGACTTTAAAGTTTAGATTTAAATAATTCTCCATTGCCCGCCACGAAATACCACCGATACCGATTGATACGGCACCGATATTACATAAGTATTTGAATTATCAACCTTTTCTGATCCAGAAGGTTGAATAGTAATCTTTCCAGATCCCTGACCATATTCATCTTTAATCGTATAAACTCTTCCAGTAATTCCAATGGGAAGAGTAATTGTGACTGCAGAGGCACTAAAGACTCCAATATATTCATCATTTGCAGTTGCAGTATAAGCACCAGTAACTCCAATCGTAGCAATCAGGTCTGCACCAGATGCTGAGATTGTAATATTTCCAGTAGCATTGGAAATGGAAATGCCAGATCCAGCAGTTAAAGATAAAACACCTATATTTGAAACCGCAAATCCAACTGTGTTTCCTATCGAAACTAAATCAGTAATTGAGATGCCAGCTCCAGCAACTGGATTTACTGAAGTAACTACATCTTTATTTTCAACCTTAACCTGAGAAAAAGATACAACACTAGTAGGTGATACATCTTGTTCTAAAGAAATAAACCCATCAAGAACATTGATAAAACTACCAACACCCACAACACCATATTCTGTCTTTGAGGTAGGTTGTGCTAAGTAAGCCATTTTTTCTCCTTAGATGATGTGCCAATCTCCATCTCTGCAAATAATATTGACTGATTGGTAAGGTACTTCTATAACGTATTTGTCTGTGCCATCAATATAACTGGCACCTGTTGCCTGAACAGTAACTTTCCTATTTCCAAGAGGAGGTCCCATTTCTGCTTTGATAATTAATTCGCAGCAATCGGTACATTCTTCCGGTAGTGAAACCGTTACTGGACCATCGGATTTAACCCCAATGTAATAATCGTCGCAGGTTGCAGTATAGTTCTCAGTCACAAGTTTTGTAGAACACTTACAACTGCAAATTCCTACTGGACCCTGAGGACCAGGAGGACCCTGTTCACCAGGGGATCCTGGAGATCCTGGGGGACCCTGTTCACCTTGAGGACCCTGTTCACCTGGAGGACCTGGAGGACCTGGGGGACCTGGAGGGCACTCATCGTCACAATCATCATCCTCTACATTTACAGTAATATTGGAAATGTTTGTTCCAGATTTTGGTTTATCACCACCAAGTGCTTTCTGAATATTTTGTAAAGCAAAATCTACCTGCTCTTGGCTTCCGTGACTTCTGGCAGCAGTAAGAAGAGCATTTAGCTCTATAAGTTGCCTGTCATAATCATCCATAGTCATAGTTAATTCTCCTGTAATAAGGGAGGGAAAATTCCCTCCCATGTTTAACTATGAGTTATCAACCAACTTGATTTTGGTTTGAGGATTGACCTACACCAGCCATGGTTCCAAAGTTATAGAGACCCTGGCGAGTTTCTGCTAAGTTTGACTGCAGAGCATTGATTTGTGAAGCAAGGGAAGCAAACTGACCATTGCCATACAGACCTTCCCAACGATCACTATCAGAACGATAGTAATTGATATCACTATTACGCTCAATCAGTTGACGATTAAGGTCTGCATTCTTGAGATCATTGATGAGAGCACGAGTTTTCTCACCATCATCAGAAACTTGTCTGCTGGTCTCATACTTACTCTCAGCAATTTCCTTGCTGATTTGTGACTGTCCAAGTGCTACAGCAGCAGCAACCTTAGCGGACTCAAGAGCAGCTGCGGCAGCACCTCTTTCAGAAGAAAGAAGGATCTCTGTGCTGAGTTTTTGATTTGCCATATCTACTGCTGCTCTGAGGGCAGAGAGATCACGTGAATTATCAAAATCTCTTGCCTGAGAAGCAATATAGAAATCAGCAGCTCTTTGCTGAATTTTATCAGCAGCTTCGTCTACTTTTTCTGAAGTGTTGTGAGAACTGGTTAGAATTTCACGGTTTAAAGCATCGTTACCAACGGCAACTGCAAATTTGGTAGCACCAAATCCTTCTGATTGCTCTCTGCGAATATCTGCAAGTGCTGGGTCTACACCCATATAAGCGGTTACATCAGCCATTTTTTATTCTCCTTAAGGGAAAGAAAGTGTATATAATTAATTTTTGGAGAGATATGCACAATCCTTCCCTGACATATTGCCAGAAGAATCCTTGCCTCAGAGAACTTTGGCCGAGTCCTCTGGGAATACTTCTCTTCGGGATTGAACATATCTCCTGTTAGAGATACGTAACGTGTGTGGATTAGACTTTCCTAAGAAAATCCAGGAGACCCAATGAAGCATTATTGAGTGAACCAAAAAAGGAATCACTGAGTAATACGTCTGATGTCTCTAACTATGGAGGATTGCTCCTCTTGATTTTATTTATATACTTTATAAGTCCTTAACAATTTAAACGATTAATTTGTTTTAAATCGTATAAATAAACATGTCCTCAACGGGACGTGTGTGGTTAAAAATAAAAACCTCAGGGGTGGCCGCTCCTGAGGTTTTTTTCATTTCTTATATTCTTATGGGAAGTATCGGATTCGAACCAATGACTTACTGCTTGTAAGGCAGCCACTCTACCGCTGAGTTAACCTCCCGTGTCCTCTGTCTAGGAATCGAACCTAGTTTCCAAGTACGTTGTCCGCCTGTCCTTACCAATAGACTACCAGAGGGAAAGGTGATGAGTGCCCATCACCTGCAGAAGACACTTTCTGCGATTTTCACTGCATTAGAGGGCAGTGAATATATGATAGAATCGGACATTTCCAACCCTACCAACTCCACAACCTGGATTCGAACCAGGGACCAAGTGATTAACAGTCACCGACTCTACCGCTGAGCTATTGTGGAATACTAACGGGGGTGTCGCCACCCCACTATTTTATGCCTTTGCTTCCGAAACAAATGTATTGATTTTTTCGGCAATTTGTTCAACTTCTCGATAAGATGGATAATTTGGATAATCTATCTTTTGATGAACTACAGAAAGGTCCTCATTGTATCTGAGTGCTTGTTCCATTTCTGCTGCAAATTTATCACTGACAATATTATATGCTTGCTTGAAAATTTCAAAGCGTAATTCGTAAGGTGTCATAGTTTTACTCTTGTGTGTTTGTGTGTAATTTAAGAACCCGAAGGTTCAGAGCGGAATACCGGATTCGAACCGGTGACATCCAACTTGGAAGGATGGCGTTCTACCACTGAACTAATTCCGCTTATGAGACAATTATAAACTATTTAAGTTTAATTGTCAAGTGCCCCTGGTAAGATTCGAACTTACACTGTATGGATTCTAAGTCCACCTTCTCTACCGTTGGAATACAAGGGCATTGGAGGCGGGGGGTGGAGTTGAACCACCTACCTGAAGCTTATGAGACTTCTGTGCAACCGTTACACTTCCCCACGATGATGGATTAAGTGTGATACACCTCATAAGGATGTAACAGGG